ATTATAACTTATCTAACGCTGAGGCAATTACTCTTAGTGGGCAGGTATCGATACGGTGGATTGAGAATAAAATGAATGTGTATCTGAATAAGATACTAAAAACAGAGGAGGTTGACTATGTTATTGCTTCAGATACTGATTCCATTTACCTTAATTTGGGTCCTTTGGTTGAAAGTGTATACAAGGGGAGAGAGAAAACTGATAAGAGCGTTGTGTCGTTCCTTAATAAGGTCTGTGATCTGGAATTTGAGAAGTATATTGAGAGTTCTTACCAAGAATTGGCCGACTACGTTTCAGCCTATGATCAAAAAATGATAATGAAAAGGGAGAACATTGCCAACAAAGGTATATGGACTGCCAAGAAGAGATACATTCTTAATGTATGGGATAGTGAGGGTGTTAGATATGAGAAACCTAAACTAAAGATCATGGGTCTGGAAGCAGTTAAGTCTTCTACACCAGGTGCATGTAGAGATAAGATTAAAGAGTGTTTGACTGTTATTATGAATGAGGATGAGGAATCTGCACAGAAATTTATTAAGGAATTTAAAGATCACTTCTCTGAGTTACCAGTTGAGGATATATCATTTCCGAGAGGATGTAATGGGATAAATAAGTGGGCGAATCCATCTGCAATATACAGCAAGGGTACTCCTATTCATGTTAGGGGTGCATTACTCTACAATTATTATAATAAAAAGAACAAACTGACGCACAAGTATCCTCTGATACAGGATGGAGAAAAGATTAAGTTTGTCTATTTGAAGACACCCAACAAAATGGGAGAGAACGTAATTTCATATTTGAATACGTTCCCTCGTGAACTTGGGCTTGACAAAAGTGTGGACTATGATCTACAATTTGAGAAGAGTTTCTTAGAACCTATTAAGGTTGTGCTGGATAAAATTGGGTGGAAGTCAGAAAAAGTAGCTAGTTTGGAGTTCTTATTTGGATGACCACTTACATAGTCGAATACAA